TGTTCCTGTTGNACCTGCTCTTGTGGTTTTATTAGTCCCTTCATGTCAATACCAAAGCCTACTCCCAGTCTCTTTAGAACATCTGAGACATTAGTATAAGTAATCACAGCTTCTGGACCTACTACCTGAGCAGCAGTCTGTAAGAAGGTTGCTAGTTTATTAGCATCATTACCTCTACCTAACGCTTCAAAGCCTGTAACAATGATAGGTTCTACAGTTCCTTTAGGTAACTGTGGTAGTTTCTTTTGTTTCTCTAGGCTGTTGATTATACGTTTAGCTAATGGTAACTGTAACTCATGTGAGAGTAAACTATAAATACCTCCTAGTGACGTTTCTAACTCGTTTGCCAAGAATCTGATTTCCTCTGCTGTAACCCTTTCTGCGTCTCTTTGGACAGCTTGGTTTAACAGGAATGCTGCTGCTAGTCTACGCTCTACAGACTCTAGGGTTTCTCTTGCTACCCTGAAGTCATTAAATTTCTCCATCTGTAGAACAGATACATCATCAGCCGTTCCCTGCCTTACCGCTAGGTTAGGAGCTTGGGATATTGTTTTTAACTTGGTTGTCCCGTTAGGACGTACTAGGAATATAGCTCTTGCTGCAGCGGCAGAACCCTCTAGGATAGCTTTAGATAATCCTTCAAGAGCTTTAAGATCACCAAGGTATTCTTCTACAAAACCTCTACCATAGTCCTCTCCATCTATCCTACTAAACCTGAGAGCAATGTATGGAGACTTTTCTTCTGGTAAGTCTGAGGAAGTATTAGGGATAACATGATCCCCTACCTCTTGGTGTACCTTAACTCTGCCGCCTGTGTTTTTTATTACTGTGTATAAATCTAATTCTTTTTCATCACCACTAGCTCCACTCCCAGTTTCTTTAGGAGGAGCTTGTTTAAAGATGTCCATGTATAACTCACGGCTCATCTCTTCTTTAATTATAATCTCTAATACTTTACCTTGAGGATCTCTTCTACAAGCGAACTGATCCAGGTGGAATACTCTTACCTTATTATCTTTACCTATATGTAGTATTACATTACCTGTAATAATGAGATGTCTAAGAGCTTCATGTATAGGAACACGCATTGCCTGAGCTTCTACTTCATCAGTTACTGCACGTTCCATAGAGTTAAGCCCCTCTTCTACTGGGGCTCTCTGTGCGTTCAGTTCTTCTAGAGTAAAGTCATCTATCTGAAACTTAAGGAAGGGAGAATTGGGAGGGAAGAGTGTCAATAAAAGTTTTGCTGCTAAATTATTTACTCCTCTAGCTCCTATACTTTGGAAAGGTGTAGGAAGCTCTTGGTTCTGTGCTCCATTTCGAGGTAAGATATAGGGGATTGTTAGTTCTGCTCCATCCCAAGCTCTATTTAAGAAGCNCTGTCTGTCCTTACTTAATGTACTATATCTTTTAGATGCTGATTCTTTAAGCAAATTGTAATCCCTCTGAAGCAAATGATGACGTGTCTATACTAAGATCAGATACGTCTTCCTGTGTTAGTTTACGTTTCTTAGCCCTACGAACAGACTCAGCTAAACTGTAGGCTGCTTGTTTACCACCAGAACCTGTAACCGTTGATGGTTGACTGTTGTACTGTTGTTGTTGTTGTTGGTAAGCGTTGTAATACTCAGGTGTGCCAGGAGTTAATTGAGCACCTAATGTAGTAGCCGCTGCTGTTGTTATGCCAAAACCAGCGTGAAGAGCCTGTTGTCCTTCAAAAAATCCACCCACACTTCCTAACTGTTGTAGAGCTCCTGGATCAGTTTGAGAAGCTAAAAGTCCTTCCGATCCACCAGCTATTCCAGCAGTAACTCCACCAAGAATACCGCCTGTTAAAGCTGCTCTACCTATATTTCCTCCAGTAGCTCCTGCCATTAAAGAACTACTAGCTGCACCAAAAGCGGCACCAGCAGCCGCCCCCGACCAACCTCCTGCCAAAATATAAGGGGCTGCATAATAACCACCTACTGCTATAGTTACTATAGCTAAACCAGTATCAATACTTCTATTACCAGTAGCACACATAGTCTAACCTATGTTCAAACCAGTAGGACCACCAGTTGTAGTTCTAAACCTGGATTTACCTTTTGCTCTCCTAGCTGCCCTGCTTTTACCTTTAGTAGCTGTCACTTTTTTAGTAGTAACAGCAGCAATTGGAGCCGGAGGACTTGGAGGTGGGGGTGGGGGAGGTGGAGGTGGAGGCGGAGGTGGTGCTCCTCCACCACACATAAGTATTGTTGATAGTAACCCTAGCATCCCCTGATCCTCCTATTTTTATTTCATATTAACAGTTACCTGATGGTCTCCACCAGTTACTGCCTTCCTATTAAGTTCTTTCTGTCTATCAGTGAGCCAGTCTACTACATCTACTTGACCTAGTACACGTTGAGCACCACTCCAACTATCTATATTCATTACTCTTACTATACTAAAAGTAGCTCTTAGTTCTTTAAGTAAATCATCTGAAATAATCATCGTATAAAAACGCCTTCTTTAGGTACTATCGTTTGTAATATGTTTATTACTTTACTGGACAAACACCTGACACACACTCATCATCATCTAATTCATGGTGCCCAGTAGTCTCCTGCCAGTTAACTTCAGTTAAGCTCTCAGTATACTCTATATACTCCTGTTCAGTCACTACTTCTTGTGGGAGGTAGGCGTATCCTGCTGTTTCTTTGGCAGTAATACGAGGAAGAAAGCTAACCCCAACATAGTAATTCCAATTATTGAGGAGCCAAGTGATAATAAGTGGTACTTCAGGCTCTTCATAAGAAACTGTAATCGAGCAGTTCTGTTCAACGTAAGAATCCATGAGAAGTTTATACCTCTCAAGTTGTTCAATAGCTGTTTCGTCATTAACATAAATACCCTCCTCATTTACATTGAACCTAATTTGATCCCAAGCGACAGGAAAAGTAACAATGACATTATGACAATCAATCGGATTAGGTACAACTCTATACCCTGCCTCCCTTAATTTAGGAACCATAGGGTCATTCACACTAAAGTTCACATTATTAAATATATATTTACCTGCTGGTTTATGGCAGCCCTCTGTAGTATCCATGATTTTACTGAGCGTACCGCTAGGTTTAATGGTGGTGACATTCTTAGGACGCTGGGTTCCTAACTCATCAGCCATAGAGTATGCTCCATGTATAGCTATATTACGGTATCGCTTGAAGTCATACTGTGATAGGTCTTCCCTCGTAGCAATCCCTGTGAGTCCAACTCCACATAACCTGAGATACTCATTGTTCTCATGCCATGTTCTTTGCAGAATTCCATCATCAAGATTGACAAGAGTTTGACGATAGTTTGCTCTGGCAAGGATATACATAGCTCTCTCAAGTCCTCCACTGTCATCTCTAAATTTGCTGAGGTCCAATTCGGAGAGGTTACAGAACGATTTGTTTCCCAACAAAATTTCTGCACAGGGATTGACTCCACTAAACCAAGGAGCTCTTCTCCTAGCTTCTTCTCCGTTGATGATTCCTGGCTCTGACCCTCCTGATTCTTTGATAATCTCAAAGAACTTTGTGAGGTTTTCATGGTTAGGTTTCCTCCAGAATACTACAGAATTATTAGATTGTGACCTTTGTGGGTTAAGCTCTAAGTTATCTTTAGCTCTAGCGAACTGCTCCCACTCAGGATTATCATAATACATTAGGGCTATCTCAGCAGAGCGTCTGCTACTAAGGACAGTACCTAACCAATTCATAACATCTAATATATCTATCCGTGATAATAGTTGTCCGCTTTTCTTATTGAGTATGTGAATGATTGAGGTGAAGGCTTTAGATATAGGTTTGTCTCCTGAGCTGATCCACCCATAACCACTGAGACGCTGTCCTGCTGGTCTGAGTTGTGTGAGGTCGAGTACGAACTTTGAAGCTTTCCCTTTATAAGCCAAAAGCTTACCGATACTTTTAGCCCAGGCTTCAGCGGAGTCTCCAATAACAAGTGTCCAAGTCCTGGTATTGGCATCGAAAGACTCTCTGTTTCCTTCATGTCCTCCTTTCTTTGTACGTTTAGACCGCAGGATTTCGATTTCTGGAATAGGTTGCGTGAATCCTGAGAGAGTTCCGACAACTGGTGTGAATCCAACTCCACATCCTTGTAACAATAGCCACAACGCATCAACGACATCATGTATGGTCTCCACTTTAAGATGAGCACAATTGAACTGACTAGCCTCACGCTTCTTAGCTATGTCAGTCCCTCCTAACCAAAGTGTCCTACCTGAAACACAAACCTTACGGTCCAACATGAGTTGTCTGAGTTCAGCCAGTTCTCCTGAATCTATGTAGTGAGGTACTATAGATTCATCTGCTCTCAACCACAGCCACTTCTGGTGTTCAATAACTCTATCTACAGTCTGTTCCCAAGTCTCAAAGATGCCCCCTTCTTCATCTAAAGGTCTGTTGTAGGTACGTCTAGTTATAATCTCTGCTCGAACTGATGTCATCTATTAATCCTTCCATTGTAGGAGGTTTGTAGTTATCACCTTTAACAATCTTACCTACACTGTCTTTAGTGAAGGGTGTTTTAGACATATTACTTTCATGTACCCTATTAAAAGCCTCTTCTAAATCCCATCCAAATGATATCGCCTGTCCATACACAACGTATAGAACATCGCATAGTTCTTTAAGATAATTTTCCAACGCAATCTTCTTTTCTTCATCACTTTCCGCTGACTGGACATTGAAAGCCTCCTGAAAAAGTTCTTTAAATTCTTCTCCAATTAACTTAACCCTAAAATTAAATAGGTCTGCAGTATATTTCTCATTAACTGCCAGCTTACTTTTATCGTGAAACTCTTCAACTCTTTTCATTATAATAATGCTCCTTCATCATTTCAATACATTTAATAGCTTTGTTAAGGTCTTCTACACCGTTCTTATCTTGATGCCTAACCACATACTTAACCACACTTCCTACATCCATACCTAGTTGGTTCTTNATAATGAAAGTCCAGGGATCAATCTCATACTTAGCATAATATGTTGGACGTATAGAAGTATTGCCGCCTTTCCACTGGTCATTAAGTTTATCTTTATTCTTTTTCATTCCTTCCCTCACTACATAAAAGGTTTCATTAGGAAGATCATCTAACTTACTACAAAAAACTTTATGATCTGAAGGTGTTTCTATCCTGCTTTGACATTCTCTACATATGGTGTGCTTGATCTCTTTGGTTCCCATAGTCTCACGTCCTTTTTAAAGTAATTATAATCTTCATGTCTTAGAATACGAGCAACCCTAGCTTGTACCAAAGCTACTTCTTCAGTAAGACCTGCTTTCAAGTAGGCTCCCAAAACTCTATTCCAATAAGACTCCTCTGAGACACAGCCTAGTAATAAATTAGAAGCCTTTACTGGTCCTATACCTGGACATCCTTTATAATTATCTACAGCATCTCCTGTAAGAACTTGGATATAAAAATTATAGTCTGCTTCCGCTTTACTTACAGTAACCAGAGTATCTTTGTCTAAGTTATAATGACTACAAGGAATAGTCAACATATCTTTATCAATACTGAGAATAATCTTCTCTTTATTTGATTCATCAGGGGTAGTAGCTATTATACCCAAGACATCATCAGCTTCCAGACCTTCCATTATTCTACAGTTATAGTTATCTAGAGCATACTGGAGGAGATGTTTGTATCCTAGAGGCTTCCTCTTACTTTTTCGGTTTTCCTTATAAGACGGTAAAATTTTTCGCCTAAAATTATTCTTATCACTAGCACATAGTATCATCTCTTTTGTATCTAGCTTAGACAAATANTGNTGCAATGAAGCATCTAGCTGTANTTCCAGTTCTTTTTTACTAACACTTAATGTTATTACATCATCATCCCAATGGGTTTCATCCTGACAAGCCCAACAAATTCTGTAAATAATTATGTCCAAGTCTATTAATAGAATCGAAGTACCCATACATATCTCCTAATTTTTTATGTTCTTTATAATGGCAAATCTCACATAAATATATACACTTTAAAGACTCTCTAATCTTTTTCTCTAAGCCTGTCTGAGTGCTCCCTACATCAAACTTTTTATCAG